TATAAATATAAAATAAAATAAAATAAAATAAAATAAAATAAAATAAATATAAAATAAATATAAAATTAGCATGCAATAATTTTAGCGTCGGGAGGGTTATATTTACATCCTTGTTTTTTTTTCAATAAATATAATTCATATGATGGAACATTGGCATTAAATAAATTAATATCTTTTGTAATATTACACTTATGATTATTAATATTATTAATATTATTTTTATTAATATTATAACATTTAATATTTTGATTATTACTTAAATCATTAATATAATCATGTTTATTATATATTTTATCAACAAATATAATTGCAAATTGAGGTAAAATAGTATCAAATTTAATACTATTAGAAGTTATAGTATAATTAGAAACCAAAATATTATTAATTGTAACATTTAAAAGGCAAGTTTCTACTGAAGTTAAAGGTTGAGAAAAAGTAAATTCATTAGAAATACCATTAGCAACACCATAGAAAATATTAATATGTTTATTAAAGCATTTATTTTGTTCTATTTTACTGCTAGAATCTTTATTTTCGCTTCTAAATATTTTGTTATGATTAGGTTCAAGTTTTAATGTATCTTGTTTACATTTAAAAGAAATAGTAGGGTCAGCTTTAATTTCATTACCAACAATTCTAGTTTGTCTTAAACTATGATAGCTTTTAACACTAGTTTTAAAATCAGTTTGAGAAGTATTTGTTAAACATAAATTGGAATTAGTAACATTTTTATAAGGTGTATTATAATATTTATCATTAGGTTCTACAATACCGGAGCGTCTTAATTGAGAATTATCATTACCTATATAATAGTTATTATTAAAGCCATTAATAGAAAAATTTTTGTTAGATGAAACAGTAGAAAATTTATGAGCATATTTTTTTTTAAGAGTGCTATTTCCGCCATTATTATTAAAATAATTATTATGATTAGTATGTTTAACAGAATTATATTTTGTAGATGTATTATAACGAATACCAAGCATTATTATATTAATATATTATTATTATTATTATTATTATTATTATTATTATTATTATTATTATTATTATTATTATTATTATTATTATTATTATTATTATTATTAATATCTAAATATCAAAATGTAATTTTAATTTTAATTCTAAATATAAATCTGAATTGAAATATGTATATATATGATTTTAGAGATAAAAAAATTGATTTAAAAATATATAAAATATATAAAATATATAATAGATATAAAAATAATAATTTATATACAACCGTTATATATATAAATAACGGATGTCTTTAAAAACAAATAATACAAAACCAAAAGTTATTAGTTATTCAGATGTAGCTAGTAAAAAGGAGATAGTAGAAAAAAAATATGATTTTAATGAAGAATTTAAATCAAATGGGTGGTGTATAATAAAGAAGGTAAAAGACAAAGTAATAATAGAAAAAGGAAAAGATTTACAAAATTTAAAAAATTTAAAAAATTTAAAAAATTTAAAAAATAATAACAATTCAAAAAAAAGCATGGATAATATGATAAATAATTGGAACAAGTTCAGAGACGAACAAAACGATTTATATGGTGATTTATCTTTATATATAAATTATGAAGAAGAAATAAGAAAATTAGTAGAGGAAGAAGAAAGAATATTGGAAGAGATGGCACTAAGGGAAAATAATGATTCTGATAGTGATTATCAATCTGACAATGAAAGATTTTAAAGATAATTTTTAAAGATAAATGTGTTATTATAATTATAATATTAAATTTTTGTATTATAATTATGGATTTAAATTATGAAACAAATAAATTAGAATTACTTTTTTTTATAATAGAAAATGATGAAGTTAAAGATATAGTAAGAAAAGAAATAGAAATAGAAAAAAATAAATTAAAAAAAAGAGAAATAAAAAATATAATCAAAGATATAGATAATATAGATTATTCTAAAGAGTACAAAATAAAATATTTATTAAAATTTACTATTAATTATGATATAGAAAAATTAGTAACAATTGAAAATAATGAAAAAATTTATAATTTAGATATAATAAATAATATACAAACGATAGATTATAATAATTCAAAATTTAATAACGTAAATTCTTTGATAATGATAATAGAAAAATGCAAAGAAATAAAATTAAAAAATAATAGAACAAAAAAGTTTAAATATTTATAAAATTATATATTAATTATAAAGAATATATATGAATTTTAGATTTAGGTATAATAATAGAGTAAATAGAAATACAAATAATACAAATAATACAAATAATACAAATAATACAAATAATACAAATAATAGAAATAATACAAATAATACAAATAATAGAAATAATACAAATAATACAAATAATACAAATAATACAAATAATACAAATAATGTAGAATCAATTATATATTTTTATTCAAATTTAAATGAAAATAATGAAAATAATGAAAATAATGAAAATAATGAAAATAATGAAAATTCAAACATAGAATTTAATATAAATGATTACAGTAATTTATTAATTGATTTTTTAATAAGTAGACAAGTAGATTCAAGAAGTAATTTTAATAATTTTTTGAATAATACATTTACAAATAATAGAAAAAAATATAAAAAAGTTATAAGTGATAGTGAATTTAAGAAATTAAAAGTAGAAAAATTTGATATTATTGAAGCAACAAAAAAAAATTATAATAAAGAATGTATATTTTCATTAAATGAATTTAAAAAAGATGAAAATATAATAAGGCTACCGTGTAATCATATATATAATGATATAGAAATAACAAATTGGTTACAAAATGAATCAAACACATGTCCTATATGTAGATATGAATTAGATTATAAAGAAATAAATGATGAAGAAGAAAACAATGAAGAAGTAAATGACAATCCAGGAAATGATAATAGAGAAGAAGAAAATAATATAGAAAGAGATAATTTAATAATACATGAAAATGTAGATCTTTTAAATAATGAAGATAACAGAAACATAAGTAGAAGAATAAATAATATGTTATTTTTAAATTATCCAAATAATGGTAATAGTGAAAATAATAATGAAAATAATATAGATAACGAATTAAGAATGGAATATACAAGTTATGAAATAATGCAGCAGCAAATTTTAATAAATTATTATAATAGATTGAGAGGTAGTAGATAATATTTTATATTTTATATTTTATATTTTATATTTTATATTTTATAATAAAATATAAAATATGAATAAGATTATACAATAGTATTTTTGATATTAATCTTAAGTAATTTTATATATTTAATATTTTTTAATTCTAATAAATAATTAAAATCAATAAAAACAAAATTTTTGTTGGAAAAAATATTAAAACTAATAGTATTTTTATTTAAAAATAGATTAAAATCTTGTAAAAAAGTAGAAACACAATTAGTATGATTATAATTTTTAAGATTAATATTTTTAATATAATCAATAATAAACATTAGAGATAAAATAAAATGTCTATTAGATAGTCTAAGTTGAGGATTAGGGTCTAAAATAATTAGTAAAAAATTTTTAATAAGATAACTAAATGGATCATTTAATTTTTTTTTATTATTAAAAAATTTGATATATATAATAACAATAGAATAAAAATCAGTAAATTTAAAAAGATAATTAAGTATATCAAGTAAAACATTTTTCAAATAAGGATAAACATCTTTATTTAAATATTTATAATAAAATAAAACTAAATTATTTTTATAATATTCTATTTGATTAGTATCGAGAATTAAATTAATAATAGGATTATTTGTACAATCTAAAATAAATTTATCAATAATTTTTTTGGTTAAATCATTTTTTTGAGAATTACTTTTAAATTGTTTAATATTATCGTAATAAGAATAATTATTTTTGACGATAAAAGAAAAAAACAATTTTTCAGGTAAAAAAATGAAAGTTTTAAAATCAGAAACATATGAATAAAAAAAATATTTTGAAATAGTTGTAACATTTAAATTTTCTTTATTAAATTTATAAAAATCATTTGAATAATAACTTAAACCAAAATCAATAATAATAGGTTTATTTGTTTGAGTATTATATATAATATTTCCTGAATGTAAATCATTATGAACAATATTTTTAGAATTTAATAATAATACACTTGTTAATGAATACATTAAAGAATTAAACATTTCAGGATAGAAAATAGAATAATTAGTTTCAAATGATTTATATAAAAATTCTTTTAATGAAAGTCGACCGGGAATATAATTCAAATAAAGTAAAACATATTGTTTATCATGTAATTTATTTAATAATACACAATCATCGGCATTTTCATTTAATGTATTAAGAATTTTATTAAAAGAGACATTACATTTTTTAAGTATGGGGGAAAAACGAGTATAATAATTAGCTATTTGTTTAACTAAAAAAGAGATTTTAAATTCATTAATGGTATATGATTCAAGTATAGTAATTTTAGATATAATTTTTTTATTTGTATTAGTATTGCCTTGACAATCAAGACCAGGTTTATAAACACAACCATAAGAACCTTGTCCAATAAGTTTATTTTCTTTAGCATTATTATCAATCATATAATTAATATAAGTATATAAATTTATTATTATATAAATTTAAGAAATAATATAATAATAAATTTAAGAAATAATATAATAATAAATTTAAGAAATAATATTTTAGAATATAATGGAAGTTATAAATTTATATTATCAAACATATTTTAATTATGTAGATAATCAATATTACAATATTATAGTTGCAAATAAAAAAAGTAAAGGTCCTTTAAAAGATTATATGATAGGATTATCAATAAATAATGTATCAAAAAAGATAGGAAATATGCAAGACAATTATTGTTTAGTAGTAATAAGTAGTAATATATTAAAAGAAAAAAGAAAGATAAAATTAGAGTATTGTACTGTAGAAGATATAGAATATATATATGAATTTTTATTGAATAATAATTATAATGTAGATAAAGATTTTAATAAACTAATGAAGAATGAATATATAAATATAAATAATAATAAGAAATTTGTATTATCAATAAATTATAAATTATAATATAAAACTTAATAAAAAACTTAATAAAAAACTTAAATAAAAACTTAAATAAAAACTTAAATAAAAACTTAAATAAAAAATATAAAATAATAATATTTTTTTATAAATATTTCAAATAATATTAGAAATGTATTTTCTTATGAAGTTAATTAAGTAAAAAAAAATTATTTTTTTAGCTTTTTAATTTGATATATAGTAAATTCTTGTATTTATTTTTTATAACCATAATAATGAATTAAATCAATAATGAATTAAATCATTATTATTAATTAGAGTTTCACAAAATGTATTAGTAGAATCAAGACGATTTTTACATATTCTCCATTCTCCTTCTACACATTTTGTATAAACAGTAAAACAACCATCAATAACTTGTATAGGTAAAATAACTCTATAACCTGCTTCTTTTTTGACTCCATGGAAAGCAATAATTGGTGGAGTAGTCTGATAATAATTGCCATTTTTTAAATGGATAGTCGCATTGAAAAATCCAGAGCCTAAAGGAATAACAATATAATCATGTCTAGCATTATGATTATATGTAAGTTCTTCTTGAATTTTATTTGAAATCCATCTTGGATAAACATCAACTTTATTTTTAACAGGGTCAACAGATACCCAGATTGTACCGTTCATTTTTTTAATAATAATAATAATATTAATAATAATAATAATAATAAAATATTTAATGTTATTATATCAATTTTTTTTACAACACCTAATTTATTAATATGAGCAACACTAGATTCTATTTAAGCTTAAAACTTTATAAAGTTAAGTTGCATTTTAATTAAAAATAAAATTGTTGTAAATATGATTTAATAATATGTATATATAATTACTAATTATATATAAATGGATGAAAAATTGTATGAATTATATTTAAATTCATTAAATGAGATAGAAAAACAAGCACTAGATATAGCGAAAAAAAATTTAGAATCTTCATTTGATTTAGAGAAGACAATAGGTTATTTAAATTTTATTAAATCTTTAAACAAATAATATTAAATCTTTAAACAAATACTATTAAATCTTTAAACAAATAATATTATTTAATGACTATGTCCATCTAATAAAAATAAACTAATAGATATTAATCCAAAAAGAGCAGCTACTAATTTTTTATTTGATAATTTTTCATTAAAAAAGTAGAATCCAATAATAAATAAAATAATAAAATGAATAATATGCCATATAATATTTACAACAATAAGTTGGTCATATTTTAACATTTTATAAGCAAAATATCCGCTTAAAGTATAACAAAAAATAGCAATATAAAAATAATAAATTTTTAAATGAGGATAAAATTTAATAATTTGATTATGATTATGATTATGATTATGATTATGATTATGTATAAATTTAAATAAAGATTGTGCAATAATTTCAAAAAATATTGTAAAAGTAGTAAAAAGATAAAAGTAAGGATTCATATTATTATATAATATATTATATAAAAATATGATTTATGATTTATAATTTATGATTTATAATTTATGATTTATAATTTATGATTTATAATTTATGATTTATAATTTAT